CGTGACGCTCTGTCGTTCGTGTCACGCGACGTTTGAGTCAAGAGGGGGGCGGTCATGACTTCATCACGCACCCAGACGGCCAGCCACCCTAACCCCTCCCGCCAAAACCCAGCCTAAGGCGATTTTGCAACTGACCCCAGAAGGCCGCCGCGCGGCCGATGCAGCGCGTGAGGTCCTTGCCACCCGTGGTGAGGTCACTCCTGACATCGAACGCGCCATCGCGCGCTACGCGCGAATGAGTCAACTGGCCGAGCGCGCCTGGGACAGCGTTCCCGTCGACACGCTGCTCACCAAAGGTTCGACCGGGCAGGACGTCGCGCACCCCGCAATCGCCATCGCCATCTCCGCCGAGCGGGAGGCCGCACGCTGCGCGAAGGAGCTCGGCATCGAGTCCATCCCGATGCCCGTGAACAAGGGCGGCCGTCCCCGCGGCTCCGCCAACTCACCCGACCGCCAGCCGCGCGAGAAGCTCAGGGTCGTCTCCTGACCCCCGATTACCTCAAGGGCAAGCTGAGCTACGGCCCTGAGTTCGCCGATTGGTGCGCCGAGAACCTCGTGCTCTCGGTCGACCAGTTCGCCGGCAAGCCGATGGTGCTTGAGCCCTTTCAAGCTGACTTCATGACCGAGGCACTGGCCGTTGATGACCAGGGCGACTTCCGCTGGAACTCGATCTGCCTGGTGCTGCCGCGCAAGAACGCGAAGACGCATCTGCTCGCCGCCTACGCGCTCTGGTCCCTGCTCGAGATGGACGGAAGCCCCGAGATCCTGCTGGCGGCCGCCTCCGACCGTCAGGCCGGGCGCCTGTTTGAGGCAGTGGTCGCGTTCATCCGCCAAAACCCCGACCTGATGGAGCGCGTGGTGCTGCGCGAATACATCGGCGAGGTCGCCCGGGCCGACGGCATGGGCAAGATCCTCCGCATGTCGTCAAGCCCGGAGCGGCTTCACGGCTACGGGCCGAGCTTGGTGATCTGTGACGAGGTCGCGCAGTGGACGACGCCGAACCTCCGCAAGGCGTGGGCGGCGCTCACGACCGGCGGCATGGCCCGCAAGTCGGCCCAGACGTTCACCATCACCACCGCCGGCGAGTCGCACACGCGCGAGTCCGGGATCCTCGGCCGCCTGATCGACGGCAACGAGGCCGCAGGCGACGTCGAAGAGCGCGGCGCGCTGACGATCTCCCGCAACTTCGACGGGCGCACGCTGGTCTACCGCTACGAGGCCAAGACCACCGACAAGAACGACATCGCCGCGATCAAGGCCGCAAACCCCGCTTCGTGGATCACCGAAGAGTCGCTCAAGCGTCAGGCCGCCAATCCAGAACTTTCCGCCGATGAGTATCTTCAGCTGCACGGGAACGTCTGGAGCGACGGCAGCCAGCGGGCGTGGATCGGGCGCGGCGCGTGGGACCGCCTGATGGTCCCCGACCTGCAGGTGCCCGAAGGCGCAGAACTGTTCATCGGCGTCGACTCCGCGCTGAACGACGACACCCTTGCGATCTCCTGGGCGTGGCGGTTCCCAGACGACGAGGAGCGCATCGGCGTCAAGTGCCACGTCATCGGCGCGCGCCGCGGCGTGCCCTGTCACGAGCTGGTCGCCGACCGCAACCTTGACCCTCGTCAGGCGATCTCAGTGATCGAGCGCCTTCGCGCCGCCGGCCACGACATTCACTCGGTCGCATACGACCCGAACCGTTTCGAGGTCGTCGCGATGATGCTTGACGAGCTGGGATACACCGTCGTCGATTCGTGGGGCAAGAAAACCAATCAGACGCGCGCATGGGCGTCGTGGTTCGACGGTATCCACACCGGCCGCCTCGCCCACGACGGCGATCTGGTGCTGGCCGAGCACGTCACTCACGCGCAGGCCGAGCACACCGAGAACGGCTGGAAGGTCCACAAGCTCCGCAACCAGCGCGGCGTGAAGATTGACGCCCTGGTCAGTTCCGCGATGGCCGCGTGGCGTTGTCAGGTGGAGCCTGCCGGCGGCGGCTACGTCATGTTCTGGGACGACACCGAGGTGCCGGCATGACCACCGCCTTTCGCCCGAACCTTGATGAGTCGGCGGCCGTGATCTGGAACCTTGAGGACCGCCTGCGCCTCGCCCACGGCGAGAACCTCGCGCTGCGCCTGCTGCTGAAGGAGCACGGCGTCGACATGCCCGCTCCGGCCGGCGTCATCTCGCTTGAGCGCATGCGCCGCCTTGAAGACGTGATGGATCTGGCGCGCGAGTACCTGTTCGCAGAGTCCGAGGACAACCGCTCGCGCCTCTGGAAGGCCATCACCGACGCCGGGAGGGCGCCGTGAAGGTCGTCGGAGTGCTCAGCTGGTATCAGGAGCCCCCGGCCTTCCTCGCGGCCGCCGTGGCGAGCTTCGGCCCGCACATCGACCACCTGGTCGCAGTTGACGGGCCGTATCAGGCATTCGACCATCAGGGGCGCTCGCGCTCAGAGGTCGGTCAGGTCGAAGTGATCCAGCAGACCTGTGAGGCCATGGGCATCGGGCTTACGCTTCACCAGCCTGACGCTCCGTTCTTCGGCAATGAGGTCGAGAAGCGGTCGCTCTGCTTCCGCCTGGCGCTTTCGGTCGCAGACCCTGGCGACTGGCTCTGGGTGTTTGACGGCGATGAGGTGCTCATGAAGGCGCCGGCGGATTTCCGTTCGCGCCTTCACTGCATTGAGCGCGACGCGATTGAGGTCACGCTGACTCAGCGCCGAGGACTTGAGGAGTTTGGCGACGTCGAACAGTTCATCGAGCTGCCCAATGACTCGCGCTCTGACATGCGGATGCTGTTCCGCGCACTGCCGGGCCTTCGCGTTGAGGGACGTCATGACGTCTACCTCGCCGGCCACGGCGACCGTACGCGCGTGCTCTGGGCGCCGCACGGCTACCCGGGCCGCGAGGACGCCTTCGTCATGACCGACGTGGTCGTCGACCACCGCAACCACCGCCGCCCCGCGCACCGTCGCAGCGCGGCCAACGACTACTACAAGACCCGCGACGCGCTGGGGCTGGAAGCCCTCCCCCGCCCAGTCCGCGCGTCCGAGGAGCATGAGGTGATGGCCTAATGCCGTGGCCCTGGCAGAAGACGACCAAGCCCGCGAACCCCGAGGAGCGCGCACCGGCTGAGTGGGGGTCGTCAGCGATCCCGGCCCCTGGCAGCAGCTCGGCGGTCGGCTACTACACCTACACCAACCGCTACGTCACCCCCGACATCGCCGTGGGCCTGCCGGCGGTCGGTGCGTCGGTTCGCCTGATCGCAAACACGCTCGCCAGCCTGCCGCTCATTGTCTACAAGGGCGAGGGTCCTGATCGTGAGCGCGCGTGGAACCTGCCGATTTATCGCCTGCTGCACGATCAGCCCAATGCCGACCAGTCCCGCTTCGACTGGATCTCGGACATCGTCTCGTGCATTGAGCTGTGCGGGAACGCCTTCCTGCAGAAGGTAAAAGACCGACGCGGGCAGGTCGTCGAGATGCACGTTCTCGATCCGAACGCAGTCCGCGTGCATCGGAGTCGCGACACCGGCGAGAAGCAATTCGACGTTCAGATCGACGGCAAGACGCAGTCAGGTCTCACCACCTCTGACATCCTGCACATCCGCGGCTACTCGATGACCGGTTCGCTCATCGGCATCTCCACGATCTCGCAGCACAAGCACGCGCTGGGGCTCGCCCTGGCGGCCGAGGAGTACGCAGGACGCGCCTACGCGAACGACGGAACCCCCGGCCTCGCCATCACCATCCCGGGGTCCCTCGGTCGCCAGCAGAGCGACGAGATGCGCCGCCTCTGGGCTGAGGGCCACGTCGGCCTGTCAAACACCCGCAAGCCCGCCATCCTCACCAACGGCGCGACGCTGTCGAAGGTCACCATGACGCCGGCCGACGTCGAGGTCATTGAGGCCATGAAGTACGGCGTGGAGCAGGTGGCACGGATCTTCAACATCCCGCCGACCATGCTGGGCATTCAGGGTCCCGCAAGCTCGCAGACCGCCGAGGAGGAGTCGATCCGCTTCGCCCGCTACTGCCTGTTCCCGCGCGCCTCGCGCATTGAGCAGGCACTTCGCGCGGACGTTGACCTCTTCCCCGCCAACCGCGATCTCATGCCGGAGTTCCTGATGGACGGCCTCATGCGCGCGGACACCATCAGCCGCATGCACGGTTACTTCTTCCTGCGCTCGGCCGGCGTGGTCACGCCCAACGAGCTGCGCGCGATGGAGAACCTTCCGCCGCTTGACGCCCCTGGCGCCAACGAGATCCAGATGACGCCGGTCGGAGGTGCCCCCAACCATGGCGCCGGCGGCGACAACCTGCCACCCGCAGGCCAGAAGTGACCAACAACCCCGCCAAGGAGGCAATTATGGGCCGCGAGAAGCCCGCCGCGGCCGCTGAAAGCCGCGAGATCATCAGCATGGGCGAACGCATTCTCGCGGACGCCCTGATCGACGGCGTTGAGCAGAACGGACGCTTTGACCAGACGACCGTGCAGTACGACCCGCAGGCGGGCAAGTGCGGCGGCTGCATCTTCTACCGAGGCGAGGCGTGGG